CTACAGGTCCACGCTTAGGTGCGCATTAAATATTTAATGTACGAGTTTCTTTCATTTGCATGAAAGGTCATACATGTTATGTACCGCTAGTGTTAATAAAGAAGATCGTTCTATTAATAAGAAAATGTAAAACTTAACTGAACCATCCAAAAGGATCATCTGTTTTCACAGATTCATCTTTCTTAGGTCCCTCAAGTTGTTTAGGTTTTTGAGCTAAACCGCTCAGCGCTTTCCATAATCGGATATGCGTTCCATCGGTAAATGACCGTTTGGGAACATCTACAACCAAAGAATACTTCAGATTTGCCATAGGAGCTAAAGACAGTTGTTTTTGCAACTGGATTAGTGCTATGTACATCTCTGCAGCAGTCATCTCGTATTTAGCGAGCATGACCCTTGTTGCTTCTTCTTTCACAGCCGAAGCTATTACTCGAGCTCGCTCCAAGGATCTACCTTGTATCATCTCCTGAATCTCTTTCACAAGAGGTAAAAGAGTTTTGATATTAGCGGCTTCTAATAAACGTTTCGCTCCTTTGAGTACTGCATCGGGATTCATATCCGCGATATACAGTTCATTCTCAAACGAAGAGAAAGCTACTTCAACAGGGTTCATTATAAACCCCTCACCTTTGATCCAATGATCTAAGTGAGTTCTATTGTCGAGCTGAGCTTGCGCCCAGTCAACCATAGCTTTTGCTTCAGGATCGACTACACTTTCATGTAATCTCTCCGAAATAGCCATCGCTATCGTCTTCGCATGAAGAACTCTTCCTTCTAAAGGATCCGTTATAGCTCTAAGAGCATTACATGCTCGTTGAACTAGTTTGAATTCTTTCGAAACCATTTGGTCTATGACCTCCTGAGTTTCGAACCGGGCTTTTCCTGATTTAGGAATTCCCAGCTCAAAGAATCGTTCTACGTCATCAGAGACGATCGGAATATTCATTGCCAAGATTATAAGACGTACCTTATTAGATAATTGTCCCAATGGTTTGTTCAATTTACCAAGCACTCGGTACCCAAATCCAGCCGCCTTCAAGAAGGCAGCCAGACTAAGTCCGTACTTATTGATAAATAGAACCGCAGACGAGGGTGAATTAAAACACGCTATTAGTTCTGTTAAAGGAATAGGACTAACGTCCACTCCTTTATACAACGTTCTCTTAGCGAATTCCAATGCCACTCCCGCGCCGGAAAGAAGACTCTTATGGAGCCCAATTCCGACCCCGAGTACCCGCATAACCTCTAAGTACTGTTTCGCAACATCAGGATGAGATATTACTATATCGTCACCTAGAACTGCGTAACCAGTAAACCATTCTTTAAACCCCACTCTATATGCACAAAATTGCACAATAAAGTGATGCGTTAAAGCAAGTGATGCCCACGAGCTAAGAGCTCCCATGGGTTGACCCACGGCATATCTAACTTTATACCGCGTTCCATATCCTGTTTTCGGATGGGGAATTGAGATTGAATAATCTCGATCAACTAAAAGTTTAGCCCAATTAAGAGCAAACTCATCATTGATCATCCCGCCGATGATAGCTTTTTGAAGCCACAGCGGCAGTCTATCTGTTGCTGCTGACAGATCAAGCGAAAACAGAGATGATGGATCTCTCTTTAACAATCGATACACTGGGGCCATTTGGTCATGTGTACCGTCCTGTGGAATGCTTGCTAAGATTGTATGGAAGATTAGGTCATGCAGCGGTTTCAATAACCACTGTGTCCAACAATCAACCATTGCAAACACTCGTACTTTTCCAGCTGATTCCTCTTTCAAGGAGAGCTTTCCAAGTATTGGTGTAAACGGTCTTTTAAATTCTAGGATTTTCGAGCTAATAGAACCCTCAACAGGTTTCCAATAACTAGAATCTCCCGGAAGATTAAGTTCCGTCACTACTCCTCTTTTCAAGGGGAATAGATTGCATCTAACAAACATTTTTCGAAGCACATTACCCTCAGGTAATAGGTCTAGAAAATATCTAGCCGGCTCGCGCAGCTCTGGACTATTGTCCAGTGCAACCGCAGCCTCATGAACGATAGCAGGATGAGTAGAAATAACTGGTACAACCAGCATTGCTTCCTCAGCACCTGCTTTCGTCAACTCCTCAAACTTATGGGTTCCAAATGTTAACGGACTAGCCTTAAGTATCGGAAAGGCACCAGCCTTTCTATACTCTCGACTAAGTTCAACTTGCAGAGAACGAGGATTTAATCCTATTACTCTAGACAACCATTTATAGAATGTACCAATGAAAAGAAGCATTTCTCCTCTCAGAGGAAGAAAGCTTTCTGCTATTACAGCAGCAGGACTAGTGATCGTCTTCGTAATTGAAGAAAATCGATAGTCCCCTTTAAAGTTGATAACTCTATAAAGATTGAACAAGGTTAACCAAAATTTAATAATCTTAGTGTCCCCTTGTCGAATCATATCTCTATGAATCGCAGGAATAATACGAGGTAGTCCCCGTCTTGTTCGTCGAACTCGGAATTTTAACAATCCCAGATCGTCAACAATATGTCCTCCAATACTTTGAAGTATTACGGCATATACTTTTAAGATTAAACAGGCACCCTTACGTCCATTATGGATGTAGTAGTGCGATAATTTTCTTAAGAACAAAACAATCGACCTTACTTTGGCACTAGTGGTAGAAAGCCCAACTACGGGAAGGAACATAGTTCCCCACCGTACCAGAGCTCTCCCGCCTTTTACGGCGGCCATATCATTAAATTTCTTTAAAGTCAGACTAAACGCAGATAGAACTTTTGAATATGCAGTTTTTAATTGTGTTTTCATGGTAATAAATGCGTCTCCTGTACTCGGGGAACCTTAGTCAGATTACTCTAACCTTAGGTCACGCTCCCGGCACTCCGGATCACCTCCTTCTCCCTTTCAGGAGCTCGGTGTAATAAACTATAATCTTAGTAGTTGAATCGTAGCTTGCTACTCTTCCATCTAATTTTGTTGAAACTTCGCCGAATCAGATTCGCTAGTGACAACCGGAACAGACGCCGCGGGATAGACTA